CCTTCTCCCATAAAGTTTTGAGCCAAATTAGCTGCTTGACCAGTAGCATAAGAAGCACCAGCGGCTTTTGTTGCTGCTTTTATAAAATCAGAAATGCTTAAATTTCCGCCATCTCTTTTATGTTTTTCATAACTATCTAGTAAATCTGAACTTGCAATTCCTCCAGCCGATGCCCCTCTCATAGCTCCAATGGGACCACCTGTTAAACCACCTATTGCCGCTCCTATTCCCGCTCCTGCAATAGTTCCCAAACCTTTTTTAAAACCTGCTCCTTGATCTCCACTTGTAGTGCTTTCAGTAATTATCGTTGCAGGGTCAAGATTAGGTGAAAAAGCTAGGCTCTTTGAATATCGTTGATTAATTCCCATAGATTTTGCAACTTTTTCGGTACTTTTACCCTGAAAAGAAGAAGCTAATGTTTCTAAGATCTTTTCTAGTGAATATCCAGCGGCTAAAGCCTTTTCAACTTTAGAGGCAAATTCTGGATTTTCATCTGTTAATGCTCCTAAAATATCCTTAGCTTTATATCCTGCTTGAATTGCTTTATTTATATAGCTCATTATTTTTTCCCTGTTAACCAGCCTGACACAGAACCAATGCCATGTAGAAGTTCAGTAACACTAGGTCTAATATTAACCGGTAATAACTGTGATTGCTCCCAATCTTGTATATCGCTAAAATCTCTAACTAATCGAGCTTCCTGTAAAGATTTATTAAAATTTTTTTCATCAACACCCATATCATTGGCATAAGATCTAAGTAAAACTAAGCTATCTTTATCAGTAAATTTTTTTGGATCTGACATAAATTCAGTTAGTTTTTGCACATTATTTGCTAAGGCTTTTTGTTGATCTTCATATGGTCGAGCACTTACACCTTTTTTATTGTAATACTCTGCAGTTTTGAAATAATTTTCAGAAGAATTTTCAAGTTTGCTAGCAAATTTTTGAAGATTTTTAACACCCTGTGGATTTACTTGCTCTTGAACAATTTCAGTTGCTTTAACTGGTCCCCAATCTGGACCTTTTAAATTTTGTCCTGTTTTAGGATCTTTACCTAAATTATTACTCATAAGCAATTGAGTAGCTGCTTGAACTTCTCCAGATTTAATAAGTGGTTGAATTACATTTCCCGACTTGCTTTTTCGCGATTGTTCATCCCAACCCCAAATAGACCTTCCTTCAATACTTCTTAGACGGTCAATGGATGCCTCCATATCTTTAGATTTTCTTTGAACTGCTAACCTAAGAGAATTTGGTTCTAAAAGACCTTGTTCCATTTGGTTTTCAGCTTCTTTAAGCATTGAACCTTTGAAAATATCTTTTAATGGACTTTCTCCATAGAGTCTATCAGCATCTTGCGAAACAACATCATTTATGTTTTGATATATTTTATGCTGTTCTTTCATATAATCACTAAAGACGTCCGCTCTACGTTCTCCTTGTTCTACTGAACCGCCACCTCTCATTGTTCCAAGAATAATTTCATCTCTTTCATTCTGATTTGAACCTTGTGGATTTCCTTTATAAGCATTTCCTTTATAATTAGGAAAAGAAGAAAGAATATCTCTAATCTCTAGAGGTGCGTTATATGGAATCGACCCAGTATTTGGAGCATTTTTAGTAATTTTTCCTTTTTTTTCTGGAATATCACTAGATCCAACATCTTCATCTTTACCCTGCTCTTGTACAATACTTTCTTCTTTTTCTTTTTGTAATTGCTTATTATAAATATCTGCTCTTGGATTTTGAATAGGATTTGGTATTCCTCCCTGCCTAGAAAATTCCTTTTGAGTTATTCTTGGAATTTCTGAAGCTACTCCCTCTAATCCTGGAACTGCTGCAACAGGCATTAAACCTTTTATAGTTTGTCCTAAAAGAGAGTTTTTGTCCTCTTGCTCATCATAAGCATTTTGAAGTTGGTTTTTAGCATATTTTCTTTTTGCTAGAACCCCCATACCCTCGCCAAAGCCCTTACCAAGACCTCCACCGATCATTCCGCCAAGCTCTCCGCCAATGTCTCTCGGTTGATAAACTCCTACCATGATTCTACCTATATTTTAAGTTTTTATTAACCGATGCCCATTGTGGCAAATTTACCAGCGCCATAACCCGCACCTTGAGCGAAGTTCCCAGCCATCGAAGGAAGTATACCCATAGTTGGCTGTTTGTACATGCTTTCAAAAGTAGGCTGATATCCTTGCTGCATCATACCCTGTAAAGAGCTCATGGCGTTCTGTTGAAGGCCACCCCTAAGAGCTGCTAGGTTCTGACTGAGCTCACCGCCTGCTTGTCCCATGGTCTGATTGAATGCTGAAGAGCTCTGAGATCCCCCGCTACCCATACCTGCGAATCTCTCCGCGATACCTGGAACAGTCTCCTGCTCGAATTGTCGCTTATAGGGATCTTCGAAAGCTGCCATCGCTTCAGGGTCTCCGGAAAGGATCTTTTGAAGCCATTCCATACCCGAACCTTGAGCGCCCCCGAGCTGTGCCATTAGCTGACTCATAAGTTGTTGTTGTTGGGGATTTTGATTTTGAATCTGTTCCCATCCGCCCGAAGTTCCCATCCAGTCAGCCATGATATTTCTCCTATTTAAAATTTCATTATAACACTACTAACGTGATTCTATCCATTCCAAAATTACGTAGCTCGTCGTATATCCTGAATAATCTGAAGGGGTAATAATGTTGACATTTGTAGCGTCTACATTGAGCTCTACGCTATTGCCTGCCGTGTCTACAAAGGGAAGGGGAATAAAGGATGTGCTTGGGTCTGTTGCTGTCCCGTAGATGCGAGTAAATACCGTGTTTGCTGTGATCTGGATGCCGTGAGCCACGCTTAAGGTACCCGTATTGGGTAGGGCTCCCATATCGATAACGGTTCTTGACCCTGGACGATAGACGTTAGCATCGCCTGGAGTGAACCAGTCTTGACCGGTTTGAGTCTCCGAGATGTTTATACCACCTGAAACGTTCCCATCCACATATTGGGCGACTTCGCGTGTATTGATCGCTTCGGCTGATTTTATTAGATAATCAATCAGAATTAAGCGAGCTTCAACCCAAGTCTCAGGAATTTGAATATTCGGAGGCAGGAAAGCTGATTGTGTGCTTGTTGGTTCAAAGCTCATTGTGTTCCTTGGGTATGCTAATCGACAAGTCTTCCGCCAGATTCGCTATAGATAATAATTGAATCTATTAAAACATCACTGTCAACTATGGCGGGGGTGAATAGCTGTCTCTCATCTAAACTTAATTGGTACTCGAAAAACTGAGCGTCTGTAGCTGCAAAGAATCTGTGCCACTCCTTAATTTTCTGCTTCTGGGTGATATCCTCGGCTTGAGTTGAGAAGGTCGTATTGTAAAACAGATCAGACCCATCGTTAACCTCTTCGGTCTCGTTGTAGTCTGTAAAGATCTTACAAGAAATCTCTCCCGCTGCGGTAACAGTTGTTAAGAAATCGATATGTCCAAGGAAGTTCTTTTTACCCTGATTGATCATGTTGAACTTTTTAGAAATAGCCTTGAATCCTATGACTCTTTCGAGAGTACCGCACCCTAGATAAGTCCTTGTTTGAACTGTGGCAGGGATTATATTAGCATCAAGATTTTGAATTGCTCCCCCGTCTCCTAAAACATAGGCGGCTAGTCCATCAGTACTAAGGTTGATCGTAATCAATAGATTTCCTGGATAAGTTGGGTCTGGATCTGGAGTTAAAGCGATCACATAACCATTCTTCCCATTCAACCCAACCATTGTACCCGTAGAGATATTATCAATATAAAAATGCTGACCCTCACTAAAATCATGTCCAGGGGCTGAGATAATAGCTTCTTCGGCTGAACTAATTGAGATTATTGAATATCTTGGCTTTGTATTGAGAACAATATTATTAGCATCCGATAGGGTATCGCCATCAACAATCTTAAATATTCTATCGTTAAGCTCTAAACCACCCGTTCCAAGAATATCTTTCACTTTAACATACTCCCCAATCTGTAGGGTGTGATCCTTAACGTTTAAAATAACTCCAAGAGGATTATTTGTTACGTCTGTTATTTGAAGGCTGCTATCGTTATCAACTTTTGAGTTCAGGATTGAGACAAAACCTTCTTGATTTCCTGCTATGATATTGGGAAACTGAGATTGAAGTTTAGCCGTTACCCAGGAAGAGTTGGTTGCTTCCCAAGTTCCTCCAATGCTTGCCCATGTAATGTCATTGAATCTCTGGAACTCTCCAAAACATGTAAAGCAATCAGTGAAAACCGCCCATGTCTTGTTATGATAGTTGAAAACTAATGCTTTATCGGGAAATTTTGTCTCTGATGATGCGCTAGGGAATGTCCAATATACGATTCTCTCAAAAAAGTCTCTTATTCCGTGTACTCGCTTGGGCCCGTCACTAAGATCTGAAGAAACATCGAAAGTATTGTGCATGTTAAAAACTTCATCGGGGATATTTTCGTCTATCCTTTCAACTCCGTTTCCATCACAAGAGTTTATTGATTTATCTCCTACAAAGAGAAGTCCTTTATCAAAAGCAACCATGGAAAATGTGGACTCTGAACCTAGCTCGACGTTAATTCTCTCCCAAACAAAAGGTAGTATGTCATTACCTGAATATCTCAAAGCCCAGGTGGATGATTCAAAGCCAACAACTAAAAGATCTCGGATAAACTGAGCTGAAACGATATGTTCGTTTGTCGGAGCGTCAACATAACCCCCACGACCTTTTACATCAGAACGCCATTCATCAGGGGCAAGAGGAAGGACCCCAGCGGCTACAGAAGAGAAGGGAGCGCCATTTTGAGACCATCGAGCACGGCTAGGATATTGAATAGATCCGACAAGAGTGTTTCCTTCATAGGTATTTAGAGCTACCATCCGACCTTTGTAAGGGATGAGGATTTTTGC